CTTGCCCACCATCAGGATGCCGGAGAGCAATGCGAACTTAGGGTTACGCAAGAGGGTGATCTTCACCCGTTGGAGCTTGCGCTCCGGGGTCATGGTTGTTGTCATAGTCGCTCCTAACATTTGTTAGTTGTGGTTGGGGTTCACAGCAGATCTTTACTTCTGCTCCACCGGGGCGGAGCGAACAGTGCGTCACCGCGCACGCCTTTCTTCCATCGACTGCCTAGCAGTCCGTACTTGTAACCGAGATGGTCGGCCCACTGCGCTAGTGTCATGCGCTTCCCTTTGTATTCAACGAACACATTGGTGCTCCGGTTGTTGGCCTGCTCTTTACGCGAAGTCCATCTAACATTTGTTGGTTCGTAATTGCCATCGTTGTCTATCCTTTCTAGCGTCATGCCCTCGGGCTGCTCGCCCACATCAGCAAGAAACTCTGCGTAGTCATTGGCCCACCGATCACAGATAGTGATGCCTCTTGCTCCGTAGCGGTGGTAGTGCTGTGCGTTTGGGTTCAAGCATCGCTGCTTGATAGACACCCAACACTTGTAGGTGTTGCTCGTCTGCCCATCACGCGCACCTACAGTGGCTCCGTGTTTCTTGCGTTTGCGGTTAGCGTCGGCAACGCCTTGGTTGTATTTGCGAACCATGATCTGCTCCATGCGAACAGTGGGACTCACCACCATGCGGCGATGCTAACACAATTAGTCCTGACATGTTTACAACAAATCCTGGTTATCTGCCACCCACTTGCTGAAGTCACGATTGCCGAACGCGATGGACTGCTTGCTCGTGTTACGCGCAATGTTGATTGCGAATGTGGCTTGCCACTCGGCCTGGAACCGCTTGACATACTCCATGAACGCAGAGAAGTTGGACTTCTCCGACGCTGCGATCAGGCCGTAGATCACCACCGCGCACGCACCGGGTTGGTCGGGCACCTTGGCATTCTTCGGGTCGGCGATGATCGACTCGCGTGTGGGCATCTGATCGGCGTAGGCAATGAACGCTTGCATGTCCCGTGCACCTGCCTCACCCAAAGTACCGGCAAGCGCGGCGATGAGAGAGTCAGAACTAAAGTGAGCGCGTTGCTTGACGATGTTGGATGCAAGCTCCAATGTGCGGGGGCAGATGTACCCATCCTGTTGAGCGCGGGGGTTGTAGATGTACGGGTTGTCCTTCTGTGTGCCGTCCAGATAGGAAGCAAGCACCTGAGGGAATCGATCCACATACGCACACACCTCGGGGGCGATGCCGTTGGGGATGGCCCAGGGCAACCATTGCTCGGCGGTGGGTTTCATCACGGTAACTTTTGTTAGGCGTGCGCTAGTGTGGGCTTTCATGTTGTCGCCAACACCATCGGATGAGAGATTGCCCGTCGTGAAGATGATCGAGTCGGGGTGGACAGGGATGTCACCCAGGCGTGGGTTGGCTACCTCAAGCAAGGGGTGGAGCATGTTCATCACCGGGCCGGGGGCCTTGGTGAACTCGTCCATCATGATCGCCACGGGCTCGCCCTTCTCCAACAGGAATCTAGAGTTAGGGTAGTAGCGGGTAGTCTTGGTGGCATGGTCAACGACCGGCATCGCAATGTCGCCCAAGTCCATGTTGGGGCAGTCGATGTACGCCACGGGCAGGCCGGTGCGCTCGCCGATGCGCTTGAGCATGGATGACTTGCCGATGCCCGGCTCGCCACGCAGGTGGAAGCGGTTGCGCCGCACGTTCACAAGCAAGTCCTCGGCTTCCTTGAGGGAGACGGTCTTGCCAAAGTTGATTTCGGTTTTTGCCATGATGCTTTCTCCGTTCTAACTTCTGTTAGGTTTGGGTTGGTTGTCTGCGTCCGTGGTTGGTAGACAGTGGGCCGGACGATCTCCCACTATCTTTATATTGTAACACATTGTTATACCCATGTCAAGCGTTTTCCGTGGTACGTAGCTTGATTTGCACACCCAATCTTTCAGTCCTTGTCTCGCGTGACCCACTTGAGGTACTTCGCAGTCGGCACCGTTCCTTCCTTGGCAGGGACAACTTCGATCACTTCCTCGCTGTGCCACTTGAAGATGATCTCGTCCATCGCACGGCTGATCTGCTTGGGGTCAAGGCTGAAGTTCTCCGGGCCCAGGAATCTGCGGTTGCCTTGTTGGGCAAAGTGGGCCAGATACACGAACGCTTGGTAGAAGGACTCGGTCTCGTCCAGGGGGTTGCCGTCCTTGTCGATGCCGTGCCCCCTAACTTTTGTTAGGAACGCCTGAGTAGCTGCAAGCCAAGCATCGTACGGTTCACGGCTGTCCACCTGCTCCCAGGTGTCGGTGGCTTCGTTGCGCACGTACACGGGGGTGGTGATCGCAGGCTTGTCGAGCGGGTTGCGCGTGAGGGTCGGGTGCTCTTGGTCGAACTGAAGGTTGATGAGTAGGGGCAGCTTGCGGCTGTGCGTGTTGGTTGTGGGTACCACCGCAACGATTTCCTCCTCGGCGAATTCGATCCGGTCGTAGGTGTCCACAACCTCCTCGTCGTTCTTGTAGTCGTAGTAGTTGTCGGTGTAGGTCTGCTTGCGCACCCCGATCATGCCCTTCATGTAGCGGTAGAAGTCGCCGTAGCGTGCGCGTACCTCGTTGGCCGTCTTGCGGTTGATCTTGGGCACGTAGAGCACGGGCAAGGACTCGGGCAGGGGTGTGAGGGTAAAGGTGCGGTTGTAGATAGGTTGGTCTGTGTTGTCGATGGTGTAAGTGAACCGCATACTGGCGTTGTTGGGCAGCACGAACTTCTGCCCGTCCCGTGCTTCGATCACCAGTCGGCCCATGTCCGTGCGCACGTTCTTGATGTAGCGCCCGAGAACCCCGGCGATGAAGTAGCTGTCGCACGAACTCCACCGATACCTGCGGATGGAAGGGTTTGGAACACCGATAGTGACGGTGTTGTCGGCGTGGAAGGTGATCAGCGGTTGGCTGTAGATGGACAGCACAACATCCCCGGTAGTGGGGTTGTGGTCGATGGTGAATTTGTTGGAGTCGGAGCGTCGGCCCAGGGGGAACCGCACGGGGTTGCTTCCCCTGATCGGGGTGGTCTTGTTGAAGCGGTCGAGTGCCTCGGCGTGCGTACTCAGGTACGGGAGGTGGCTGTATGAGGTGTAGGACATTTTGATTCCTTGGTTGCCTTGTGGTTGCGTTGGTATTCCTAACTATTGTTAGACGTTAGCTTTGGGTGTGTTCTTTGTGGCTTGGTGATTTCCTTTTCCTGAATCCAGTGGTGGTAGTCGGTGTCGGCGCTCAAAAGGCGCAGGTGCATCTCGGCGAACACTTTGTCGTCGAATATGTTTTCGATCCATGTCTTTGCCTCGGTCTTTCTGCAACTCCACAGAATCCAAACCGTACTCATAGTGCCTCCAATTCAATCAGCACCCACAGCAGGGCCAGCTTAACGAACACGAATAAAAGATACCACTCCATCACCAGGGCCTCCATACGAATAGGTCTAGGAACACAACCACCACGGCACAGCCGTAGACGGTTAGCCACACGAGCAGGTGCACGCCACCTGCCACTCTCTCCTGCACGCGCTTGGCGTACGCTTCCTCGATTCCGGTCTCGCTCATTTGACTAGCCCTCCTTTGTTGTTGATGCCGATGAGGTCGGCGGGGTTGGTGAACAGCATGTAGTTGGATTTGTGCATGGGGGCCACAGTCCAACTCTTTCTTTCATCCCTTGCGGCGGAGTCACCGCAGGGCATACACATTTTGTACCCTAGATTAAACCTTTCGGCGGGGTAGTCGTCGCCGCACACACAGCAGGATCTCCAGTCGTGGTCAGTCATCGTCGTCGCTCCTTCTAACAGTTGTTAGGTTTGGGGTCAGGGTGTGCCTCTGGCGGGCGCTTTTTCAGTCTATACTATAGTATACCACAAAATACACCCTATGTCAAGTTTTTGGCTGAGTGTCTGGCTCGTCGTCGGGGGTGGTGATTGGGTCGGTTTGCTCGTCTTCTTCGATGGGGGTTTGGAGGTAGAGCAGGATGGAGTAAGTGACAAACAAGGATGTGGTGAGGTCGTAGGTCTGTGTGTAGCGGTCTATGCCTTCGCGCAGGTTGGGGTGCTTGATCGGGTTGATTTCGCAGGAGACGGATACCTGTCGGTGGTTGGAGGTGAGGGACAGTTGGCGTGCGTGGGCAAGGATTGGCGTGCGTGGGCGGGTTGGCTTGTTGAAAGTGTGTGCACCTGTGGGGGTGAATACGTGGTGCGTGGCGAGGGCGTGCTTGATGGCAAACCGCATGAGGTTGGAGCGGCGGTAGCCGGTGGCGAGGGATCGGGCACGGAGTTGGGAGTCCACGGGTTCGGGAATGGTGGTGCCGAGGTTGTTGGAGATACGGTATTTGCTTTCCATGACGGTGTTGTGGTGCGGAAAACGCACGAGTGGTTGATGGAAGGGCCATTCTAGCATAGTTTTACGAAAACACAGAAATAACACGAGAAGGTCGGAACGTAACAGTCAGAAATCGCGCAAGTGGTTGATTTGCCTGAGCTTTTTGTTGGGGGTGTGTTGTGTTGTAGTTAAAGTTATAAAGTTATGATGAAAAAAGAGTATGTCCACGTAAGATGTTGACAATGTCAAAGAGGGGGCTTGCACTTGCCGGAAGGCTCATTGTCAAGTCTCTACACAGATATACTTTGAAAACGGCATAACGTAAAACTTTTCACGCTTTTCCCTTGTAAATCAAGCACTTAGCTTTGTTATCACTGTAATTTTGCCCCGTAACAGTCAATTTTTTATCACTTCGTGGTACGCTTGATCTGTTATGTTTTTATTAGGGTTTCCCCTCGTTTTGTAACAAAGAGCGTAACTTTCGGGGGTTAACCCTAACCTTTTGTAGTATAAAAAAGGGTTTACCCTAACTTTTGTTAGTTTTGGCGTGTTCGGCGTGCGTGGGCTACAGCCTCTCAGAGAACTGGTGCAGGTGTTGACACAAGCCAAAAAATACGGTAGACTGAGATCAGTCTACCGGTTAACGAAGCCCGCACAGCGGGCTTTTTTCATGGGCTACAGCCGCGCAGAGAACTGGTGCATTCGGGATGCTCGGCTCGTCCTAACAAATGTTAGTGGGCACTGACAAAGCGTGAACGCAAAAAAGCCCGCAGGGCGAACCATGCGGGCAAAAGAGAAGCCCCCTTGCGGGGGCTTGAGTCAGGGTTAACCGAGCTTGTCGGGGTCGCCGCCCATGCGGGCGAAAACGTCCATCAGCACGGCCTTCTCGTCCGACCAGTCCGAATCCTTGCCGTCCTCCTCCATCTTGAAGATTCGGTTGATCAGGGTTTTCAGGTCAGCCAGATTCAGGGCCGCAGGATCGTTCGCACCGGCCACCCGATTCTGGGTGTATTGCTTACCGGCGGCGATCTTGACTCGTTGCCAGTAAACATCGATGGAACCCTTGTCCAGTCCACGGGCCGTGAACGCTTCGACAAACTTCACCCGTTCAGCCTTGACCGGGGCGGCGAGCTTGCCCTTCAGGTCAAACCACTTGGTTGTCACATAACCCTGGTTGTCGCGCAGGTCGAACGCTTGGTTCAGGCCGACAGCGTATGCGTTGATCAGATTGCCAGTCTTGGCAACGCCTTCGACCAGTGCACCGCGCAGGGCATCCAGGGAAACGACGGGGGTCACGGGGGTAACAAAGGTAGCACTCATGCTAGTCTCTCCAAACAACCCGGAATCTGCCGGGGGTCAGATCGATCAGGCCAGCCCCAATCGATGAATCCACATTAGCAAACCGCACCACGAAATGCAAGTCTACAGTGAACAATAATTCGTAGTACGATCCGACCTAACAATTGTTAGAAAAACCCGAAAACCCCGACCCCCACCGGCCCCCCACCCCCCAAGGGGCAGATCGGAGTCCCAGACAACGCATAAACTGTGATCTGCACACTCGATGCTATTTTTTAATTTTGGGTACCCCCCTGTGGTACGGTTTGATATAGGGAACACCCCCCGTCAGGAGTCCCAACCTCCTTTACAACCCCACCTATATCTATTACAGTCGGCCCAATTTCGTTGGTGCTCATTCCCGATGATTGAACTGAACCCGACGGGGGACCATCCGGTGCCCTTTGATCTGTCTGATGAGGTACCCAAAACCCACCGAGACAGCATTGCTGTTGCAGCCAACACTGCAAACCTCATCGAAGAGCTTGGCGGAAGCATCGATTACTCCGACCAAGACCTGCACACAGCCGCAAACCTCATCAGTGGGGTCGATAAGCCGGTTGTTCCTCGCCACATAACCAGCCCGTCAGAGGCCCGTGCGGTCTCCGAGTTGGTAAATCGCTTCGATTTCCAGGCATTTGCGGATGCTCAGCAGGCCCGCAACTACATCACCAACAAGCTGCTCCAGATTTCGGACTGCGGCGACCCCAAGTTGGAGCTAAAAGCCCTGGAACTGCTCGGCAAACACAGCGATATTGGCTTGTTTACTGAGCGCAGCGAGATTACCGTCCATCACAAGAACTCCGAAGACCTTGAAAACAGCATCAAGGAGCGCATCAAGCGCCTGCTCAATGCGGATGTGGTCGATGTGGAGCCTCTGATTAGTGAATTAGAGGACGAACCTGTACAAAAAACCGAAGAAATTGAACAGGTCGAAGGTGACGTGCATACAAATGAGGGTAATGGCGAACATATAGAGGGTAAAGATGGGGGCAATTGACTCCGTTTCCCTCAAAGACCTGCCCAAAATCATCGACAAACTGTCGGATACAGACCTGCGCGTGCTTGAAGCGCAGTTGGTGCGCCTAGAGAAGCTCAAAAAGCAGGAGCTTTCTCAGGAAAAGTTCATCAAGTTTGTAGAGACGGTGTGGCCGACCTTCATTTCTGGGCGTCATCACAAGATCATGGCCAACGCTTTTGAGCGTGTGGCAAAAGGTGAGCTAAAACGACTCATCATCAACATGCCGCCCCGGCATACCAAGTCAGAATTTGCTTCTTATCTACTCCCCGCGTGGTTTCTGGGGAAGTACCCGCACAAGAAAGTGATTCAGACCTCGCACACTGCCGAGTTGGCGGTGGGCTTCGGTCGAAAAGTGCGAAATTTGGTGGATTCCGACATCTACCACTCCATCTTTCCCAACCTGTCTCTCCAAGCCGACTCCAAAGCAGCCGGGCGGTGGAACACATCCAAGGGTGGTGACTACTTCGCTATCGGTGTGGGCGGTGCGGTGACCGGTAAGGGTGCCGATCTGCTCATCATTGACGACCCGCACTCTGAACAAGAGGCTGCACTTGCAGCCACCTCACCTGAGATATACGATAAGGTATACGAGTGGTATACCTCGGGCCCACGGCAGCGTCTCCAGCCGGGGGGAGCTATTGTCATCGTGATGACCCGCTGGGCTCAGCGCGACCTCACCGGGCAGGTGATCAAAGCCAGTGCGCAGCGAGGTGGTGAGGAGTGGGAGGTCATCGAGTTCCCGGCCATCATGCCCTCGGGCAACCCGCTGTGGCCGGAGTTTTGGTCACTGGAAGAACTCTCCGCACTCCAAGAAGAACTGCCCAACGCCAAGTGGCAGGCACAGTACCAGCAGAACCCGGTAGGCAACGAAGCTGCCATCGTCAAGCGCGACTGGTGGCAGTGGTGGGAGAAAGAGGATCCGCCTCCGTGCGAGTACATCCTCCAGACCTGGGACACGGCGTTCGAGAAGCATCAGCGTGCGGACTTCTCCGCAGGCACCACCTGGGGCGTGTTCAAGAACCCCGAGGACCACGACCAGCCCAACATTATCCTGCTCAACACCTATAAGAAGCGTGTGGAATGGGTGGACTTGAAGCGTGACGTACTGCGTGAATACAACGAGTGGGAGCCGGACGGTCTGTTGATCGAAAAGAAGGCTACCGGCGCTCCGCTGATCTACGAACTGCGGGCTATGGGTATACCCGTGCAGGAATACACGCCATCAAAAGGCCAAGACAAGATCGCCCGTTTGAACTCCGTCAGCGACATAATCGCCTCGGGGAAGGTGTGGGTACCACGTACGCGCTGGGCTGAGGAGTTGGTTGATGAAATCGCAGCTTTCCCAGCGGGCGATAACGACGACTTGGTTGACGCCACCACACTGGCCCTGATGCGATTCAGACAAGGGGGGTTCCTTCGTTTGCCGACCGATGAGCGCGAGGAGCCTAAGTTTTTCCGCCGCCGCAGTGGCGGGTTCTATTAAGGGTTAAGTTATGGCCACGAATTCTATGGTTCCCGGTATGGATGAACTGCCGGTTGAACTCTTCTCGCAAGAGCCAGCGATTGAAATCGAAGTCGAGAACCCCGACAGCATGAGTATCTCTATGGACGGGGTGGAGATCGAGCTTGAGCCCGGTGGGGAGGGTGAGGGGGCTGAAGACTTTGATGCCAACCTTGCCGACCACATGGACGAGGGCGAGTTGCAGTCGCTTGCCTCTGATCTGATGGGCGACGTGGACGGTGACGTTGCCAGTCGCAAAGACTGGGTCGAGATGTTCGTCAAAGGACTGGAAGTCCTGGGCATGAAGTATGAGGAGCGCACCGAGCCGTGGAACGGCGCGTGTGGCGTGTACTCCACCATCCTGACTGAAGCGGCTGTGCGCTTCCAGTCTGACACCATCATCGAGACTTTCCCCGCGATGGGGCCCGTCAAGACCGAGATCATCGGTGCCATCGACCGCCTGAAGGAAGAAGCTGCCGAGCGGGTTCGTGACGACATGAACTATCAGCTTACCGAGGTGATGCCTGAGTATCGCCCGGAGCACGAGCGCATGTTGTACTCACTGGGCTTGGCAGGCGCTGCGTTCAAGAAGGTCTACTACGACCCGAGCCTTGGCCGTCAGATTGCGGTGTTTATCCCGGCTGAAGACATCATCATGCCGTATGGGTCGTCGAGCATCATCAGTGCCGAGCGCGTGACACACACCATGCGCAAGACCAAGAACGACATCCGCAAGTTGCAGGTTGAGGGGTTCTACCGCGACATCGACCTGGGCGATCCAGTCAACATCCACAGCGACGTGGAGAAGAAGAAAGCCGAGGAGCAAGGGTACAACCTCACCGACGACGACCGCTACCAAGTGTGCGAGATCCACGTTGACCGGTACATTGAGAGCGATCCGCTCAAGGACGAGGATGAGATCGCACTGCCGTATGTGATCACTATCGAGAAGGGGACCAACCATGTCCTTGCCATCCGCCGCAACTGGAACGACGACGACCCCAAGCGACTCAAGCGACAGCACTTCGTTCAGTACACTTATATCCCTGGCTTTGGTGCTTACGGCCTTGGTCTTATTCATCTTATTGGTGGTTACGCTCGTGCTGGTACCTCCCTTATTCGCCAGTTGGTTGACGCAGGCACGCTCAGTAATCTTCCCGGCGGTCTCAAATCTCGGGGTCTGAGAATCAAGGGGGACGACACCCCCATCGCCCCTGGCGAGTTCCGCGATGTAGACGTGCCTTCGGGCAGCGTGCGTGACAACATCATGCCCCTGCCGTACAAGGAGCCGAGCCAGACTCTGCTTGCTCTACTTAATCAGATCACGGAAGAAGGTCGCCGACTAGGATCTATTTCCGAGATGAAAGTCTCGGATATGTCTGCGCAAGCACCTGTAGGCACGACGCTGGCCCTCTTGGAGCGCCAGTTGAAGCTGATGAGTGCGGTGCAGGCTCGCGTGCACTTCGCCATGAAGCAGGAGTTCAAGCTCCTGAAGGCCATCATCCGGGACTACACCCCGAGCGAGTACGACTACGAGCCCGTTGAAGGCTCGCGCAAGGCCAAGCAGGAAGACTACGACATGGTGGAGGTCATCCCCGTGTCGGATCCCAACAGCGCCACGATGGCTCAGCGGATCATGCAGTATCAGGCTGCGATCCAGTTGGCTCAAGGCGCTCCGCAGATCTACGACCTGCCGCAGTTGCACCGCCAGATGCTTGAGGTGTTGGGCATCAAGAACGCCGACAAGCTCGTGCCGATTGATGACGACATGACTCCGAAGAATCCCGTGTCTGAGAACATGGCGTTCCTCAAGGGCGAGCCGACCAAGGCGTTCATCTATCAGGACCACGACGCCCACATTGCTACGCACATGATGTTCATCCAGAACCCGCAGATAGCGCAGATGATGGGGCAGAACCCGATGGCTCAGCAGATGCAAGCCGCAGTCATGGCACACGTCGCCGAGCACATGGGCTTCCAGTATCGCAAGCAGATCGAAGAGCAGCTTGGTGTTCCGCTGCCCCCGCCCAACGAGCCGCTGCCTGAGGACGTGGAGGTGCAGTTGTCTCGTCTGGTGGCTCAGGCCGCAGTGCAGCTTACTCAGCAAGCGCAGGCGATGGCGCAGCAGCAACAGGCTCAGCAGGCCGCACAAGATCCGCTGGTTCAGATGCAGCAGGCCGAGTTGCAGATCAAGCAGCAGGAAGCCGCGACCAAAGCCAAGAAGGTCGATGCAGACATCATGTTGAAACAAGAAGACTTGAAGCTGCGTGCGGCTGAAGTCATGGCCCGTGCGATGCGTGGAGGTGGTAACCGGTGAGCAAAATCTTCGTCAGCCTTGCGTCCTACTGCGACGCGCTTCTGAAAAACACCATTCAGAACGCATACGACAACGCTTGCTTTCCTGACCGTCTGGTCTTCGGTGTTGTCGAACAGGCCCCTAGCAGTTCAATTACTGAACTGCCTGAGCACATCCAGAAGCAGATCAAGTACGTTCTGTTGGACCCGGTTCAGTCTAGGGGCGTGTGTTGGGCGCGATCAATCGTGCAGTCTCTGTACGCTGACGAAGATTGGTTCTTGCAGGTAGACGCGCATACGCTGTTTGATCCGCACTGGGACGTTCAGCTTATTGCTTCGTGGATGGACTGCTTGAAACAGGCTCGCAAGCCGTTCATGTCTTCGTTCCTTCACTCGTTTGTAGTTGAAAACGGCGAGTTCAAGAAGAACAAGTACACCGACCACATCATTGCCAACACCGTCATGCGTGACGTTACGTTTGGCAAGACTTTGGCTGACTTGGCGTTCAACGCTGTCTTTACTGAGAGTTCTGTGCCTGTGCACGGCTTCCATGCCGCAGCGGGCTTTATCTTCGCTCCGGGTTCGTTCGTCTACGAGATTCCGTACGACCCGCACATGTACTTCTACGGCGAAGAGCACTCCTTGTCTTTGCGTGCGTTTACGCACGGGTGGGACATATTTCACCCCCCTAAGTTGCCTCTCTACCATTACTACTACGACCCCAATATGGAGATCAAGCGTCCCCATCACTGGGGCGATTACGACGCCAAACGTAGTGACAAGTGGTGGGAGTTGGACGAACGCGCAAAGCTCCGGTTTGAAAAGCTAGTTTCCGGAGCTTCGCTTGGTGTGTACAGCCTTGGTGATGCACGCACCGTTGAAGACTACGCCAAGTTCAGCGGTATTGACTATATCAACCGCGCTGTTGACCCAAAGGCTTATGTTGGCCCTTGGCATAAGGAGTGATCATGGCAGCTACTGTCTTCTCCGTAATCCTCAAAGAGATAGAAGAAAAGCAGAAATCCTTGGCCGACGCTCTTGCTTCAGGCGGGGCTAAGGATCATGCGGAATACAAGTTCATGTGCGGCGAAATCCGGGGTCTTTCGTTTGCGCATTCCTATGTAACTGACCTCGTGCGACGAATGGAGCAAGACGACGATGAGTGAACTACTTGTAAGCCAGGACGGCGAAACCGCAACAACTCTGCCTGCTACGGCAGAGGAAAAGGCTCGCCAAGTCCCGGACCCTTCCACCTTTCACCTCCTGTGCGTTCTCCCGGAGATTGACGAACAGTACGAAAGCGGCCTCGTGAAAGCGGGCCAGACGATGCACTTTGAAGAAGTGCTGTCGCCCGTTCTGTTTGTCGTCAAGATGGGCCCGGACGCTTACAAGGACGAGAAACGCTTCCCGAGCGGTCCCTCGTGCAAGGTAGGTGATTTTGTGTTGGTTCGCCCCAACACTGGCACCCGGATCAAGATTCACGGCAAAGAGTTTCGGATCATCAACGACGATTCTGTGGAAGCCGTGGTGGAAGATCCGCGCGGTATCTCACGGGCATAAGGAGGATTTATGCAGCGTATAAACAGCCCCCGCACCGACGACGGTGCCATCGAACAAGAGATCCGCGCCAAGGGTCTGACCGCCCCGCGCATCACCCCATCCGACATCGAGGCGAACATCGCCAGCGAGCACTACTTCACGGCCCGTGACGGTCGTCGCGGCGCGCTCCACGAGGAGACCTACGTAGGCCGGGAGCAACCGGCAGCAGACAACTCGGACCTGCTACCCCTGGAACTGCTCACCTTCTGCGTGCTGGTCCTACGCAACGGATTCACCGTCACCGGTGAGAGCGCGTGCGCCAGCCCCGAGAACTTCGACGCTGAGATCGGCCGCAAGATCGCCCGGCAGAACGCGGTCAACAAGGTGTGGCCGCTGATGGGTTATGCACTGAAGGAGAAACTCAATGCCGCTTGATAAAGAAGCATTCAAGTTCCCTGACGAGAAAGCACCTGCCGAAGAGGAAAAGGTGGAGTTTTCCGTCGAGGACGACGAGAAGCCTGAAGTAGAAGTTGTGGACGACACGCCCGAAGAGGATCGTGGCCGTGCCCCGATGAAGGAACCTCCGAAAGACTTTGCCGACGATGAATTGGCTAAGTACGACGAGGGTGTCCGTAAGCGGATTAAGCACTTCACCAAGGGTTATCACGAAGAGCGCCGGGCAAAAGAAGCTGCTCTTCGGGAGAAAGAAGAGGCCATTCGCGCCGCTCAGGCTATTGCTGAGGAGAACAAGAAACTCAAAGGTTCTCTCTCGCAAGGTCAGCAAGCTCTTCTTGAGCAGGCTAAAAGGGTGGTTGCCACTGAGGTGGAAAACGCCAAGAAAAAATACAAGGAGGCGTACGAATCAGGTGATGCCGACGCCCTTGTAGCGGCTCAAGAAGAACTCACGACGGCCAAAATGAAGGCCGAGCGCGTGAACAATTTTAAGCCTGCCCCTGTACAAGAGGAAAAACCTGTTGTACAAACTGAGCAAAATGTTGTCGCACCGCAGCCGGATACCCGTGCTTTGGAGTGGCAGCGCGAGAATCAGTGGTTTGGTTCAGACGAAGAGATGACCGGCTTTGCGCTTGCTCTGCATAACAAGCTGATCAAATCTGGGGTAGACCCGTCGTCTGATGAGTATTACGAGCGCGTCAACGCTCGGATGCGGCAAGTGTTTCCCGATGCGTTTGAGTCGGAGAAACAGACGAATGCGCCCACTTCGTCCCGTAAATCAAACGTCGTCGCCCCGGCGACTCGTAGCACAGCGCCCAAGAAAATCGTGCTGACGAAGTCACAGGTCGAAATCGCCAAGCGGCTTGGTGTTCCTCTGGAACTCTATGCTCGTAAGGTTGCGGAAGGAATGAGGAAATAATCATGGCTGAATCGAATCGTCTCACCCGAGAACTCGAAACCCGCGAACAAGCGGCTCGTCCCAAGTTGACTTGGACGCCGCCCCAACTGCTGCCCGATCCCGAGCCTGAGCAGGGATATGCCTTTCGTTGGATTCGCCTGAGTACTCTGAACAATCCCGATCCGTCTAATATTTCCGCAAAACTCCGCGAAGGCTGGGAGCCGGTAAAAGCTGCAACGCAGCCCAAACTGTTCGCCATGTCCAACCCCAACAGCCGTTTTCCTGACGGTATTGAGATTGGCGGGCTGCTCCTGTGCAAGACCCCGGTTGAGTTGACGGAACAGCGCAATGCCTACTACCAACAGCAGGCTGACGCGCAGATGAACTCCGTTGACAACAACTTCATGCGCGAAAACGATCCTCGGATGCCCCTGTTCTCGGATAGGAAGTCCAAGGTGACTTTTGGCAAAGGCACTTAATCTCTAGGAGTCACAAATGGCTTATCCCGTTGTTGACGCCTCTTACGGCTTCAAGCCCATTAACGAACTAAATGGGCTTCCGTACGCAGGCGCTGTCCGCCAGATTCCGATTCAGCGTAGCTATGGCACCGCACTCTTTGCCGGTGACTTGGTTAAGTTTGAAGCGGGTCTGATTGAAATCACCGACATGACCTCTGCCAGCACGTCTGGCCTGGGCCAAGCCGGTGTGTTTGTTGGCTGCTCGTACACCAACCCCACGACCGGTCAGAAGTTGTTCGCTCAGTACTACCCCGGTAGCGTTGCGGCCAACGACATCGTGGCTTACGTTGTGGATGACGACCGCGCAGTCTTCAAGGCTGTGATGATCGCTCAGTCTGGTAGCGTGTCCAACACCGCCACCGCCATCGGTTACGTTTCGCAAGCCTTTGTGGGCACCAACCTCTTCCCGGTGACGGGCGTGGCTGGCTCTACGACGACTGGCAACAGCCGTATGGGCGTGTGCGGCACGAACCCCACCAACGGCTCTGGCGGCATTCGCGTGCTGACCACGGCTCCGTTCCGTGTGGTTGGCGTGGTTCCCGAGACCGCTGTTACCCTGACTGGCGCGGGCACCTGCTCGACCACCACGATCACCCTGGACGCCGCTGTGACTGGCCTGCAAGCCGGTATGCAGTTCATCGTTCCGGGTGTGGCGAACGCCAACGCTGGTGACTACAACCTCGTGACGAACGTGAATGGCACCACGGTGACCATCTCCCGCTCTGTGACCATCGCTGCTTCTACCGCCATGACCTTCGTGGGCTTCCCCGAAGTTCTGGTCAAGTGGAACCAGGGCTATCACAGTTACGACAACCCGCTGGCTACCGGCCTGTAAGGAGTAACTAAAAATGGCAATTTCTCGTGCCCAACTACTGAAGGAACTCCTGCCGGGTCTTAACGCCCTGTTCGGTCTGGAGTACGCCCGCTACGGCGAAGAACACAAAGAGATCTACGAAACGGAGACCTCTGAGCGTTCGTTTGAAGAGGAGACCAAACTTTCTGGTTTCTCTGCTGCTCCGGTGAAGCCTGAAGGCCAAGCCATTGCGTATGACAACGCGCAAGAAGCCTGGACTGCTCGCTACAACCACGAGACCATCGCTATGGGCTTCTCGATCACCGAAGAGGCGATTGAGGACAACCTGTACGACTCGCTGTCTTCGCGTTACACGAAGGCTCTGGCTCGTGCGATGGCCTACACCAAGCAGGTCAAGGCGGCTTCCGTTCTGAACAACGGCTTTAACTCCGGCGTCACCTATGGCGACGGTGTTAGCCTGTTCTCTACGGCTCACCCGCTGATCTCCGGTGGCACCAACAGCAACCGCCCGACCGTGGGTGCTGACCTCAACGAAACGTCCCTCGAAAACGCGGTCATTCAGATCGCCGGGTGGACGGACGAACGTGGTCTGCTGATCGCTGCCAAGCCCCGGAAACTGATTGTTCCCCCGGCTCTGATGTTCGTTGCGACCCGTCTGCTGGAGACTGAACTCCGCGTGGCGACCGCCGACAACGACATCAACGCCCTGAAGAACAACGGTTCTATCCCCGAGGGCTACACCGTCAACCACTTCTTGACCGACACGAACGCTTGGTTCCTGACCACGGACGTGCCCAATGGTCTGAAGCACTTTGTTCGTACTCCCATGAGCACGAACATGGACGGTGACTTTGATACCGGCAACGTGCGCTACAAGGCCCGCGAGCGTTACAGCTTCGGCGTCAGCGACCCGCTCGGCATCTTCGGAAGCCCCGGCGCTTAAGGGGAAACCCTCAGAAAACGGCCCTTCGGGGCCGTTTTTTGTATCCTGTTGCGCTACAAAGCCAAGGAGTGTTAGACTCCACTTGTCGCTAACTTTCCCAAGGTTTGTAACATGGCAGTCATCTATCGGATCACCAACATGGCGAACGGGCACTACTACATCGGCAGTGCCGAATCCTTTGAGCGCCGCAAATGGCAGCACACCTACGACCTCAAACGTGGGGCACATAAGAACCCGCGCCTTCAAGCCGCATGGAATAAGCACGGTGCGGATATGTTTGTGTTTGAGATCGTGGAGGAAGTGCTTGCTGACCGCACGGCCTTTGACATTGAGAACACCTACTTGATGCGGTGTGTGGGGCAACCAGACTGCTACAACATCAACACGGATGCCTATGTGCCGCGTCTGGGGGTACCGCACACTGAGGCGTCAAAAGCGCAAACCAGTCGAAACCGCAAAGGCAAGGCCGCAGGGGCAGACCACTACCGCTATGGACAAACGCTTTCAGCGGAAGTGCGCGAAAAGATCGGTGCAGCGCAGCGTGGTAAGCCCAAGGCTCCGGAGCGCAAGGTATCCGAAGAGGGGCGGGCCAAGATCCAGGCCAACATCGAGGCCGGACGTAGCCACAAGCACTGGACAGGGCGCAAGCACACGGAGGAAGCCAAAGCCAAGATGTCCAAGGCGGTGTTTGTCATGCCTGACGGGCTGATGTTCCCAAGTCTGACCGCCGTGCTTGAGCGGTATCAAATTAAGATGCCGACGCTACGCCGCGCTTTGGCTTCCGGCAAACCCATTACCAAGGGAAAACTGGCCGGATACTCATTCAAGTATGGCGGGGTAAATCCTCAGTTCACGTCCACGGACAAACTTCTTGCGTTCCCCAAGAAGTGAGGGTATAAACTCGACAGTCCCAAGATCTCCAACTGCTTGCTGACCGGCTTGGCGGACTGACCTCACAGACAGCAAGCGCAATTTGAGGAGCCTTTAATGGCACGCACTACCTTCTCCGGCCCGGTTAAGTCTGACAATGGCTTTGAGGGCGCAATCACCGGCAACGTCACTGGCGATCTGACTGGTAACGTCACCGCCACCACCGGCACCTCGACCTTTGCCAACGTGGAAATCACTGGCAACGCCGGTATTGGCAACGCCGGTACCGACACCATTGGTTTCTACGGCGCGACCAAAATTGTTCGCCCGACGACGGCTATCACGGGCGCTACGACTGTTGCAGGCACCGGTACGGCTGTGACCGAGGACTCCACGTTCGACGGCTACACCATCGCCCAGGTCGTCAAGGCTCTGCGCAATCTCGGCCTGCTGACCTAATAAGGGGGCATCGCCATGATGCAAACCGACGTTAAAGCGGCGGCATGCGCCGCAAATGACAGCACCACGGCGTTTGCCGGTCGTGCTCGCCTGAAGGGGTTTGTTATCTGCACCCCGGCAGCAGGCGGCACGCTGACCGTCAAGGACGGCGGTGCTTCTGGCGTTACGCGCTTTTCTTTGGTAGTACCTGCGGGTGATGCCACGGTGGCTAACGTACTGATCCCCGGAGAGGGCATCCTCTTTGAGACCGATCTGTATGTGACCTGCCCCGCAGGTATGCCTGTGACGGTGTTTTATGGCTAAGACCCCGGCATGGCAACGCAAGGAGGGGAAAGACCCCAAGGGTGGCCTCAATGCAAAAGGCCGCGCCTCTGCGAAAGCCCAAGGGATGAACCTAAAGCCTCCTGCGCCACATCCGAAGACGGAGAAAGACGCGGGAAGACGGCGTTCCTTCTGCGCTCGTATGTCTGGGATGCCGGGGCCGATGAAAGACGAGAAGGGCAAGCCGACTAGAAAGGCGTTGTCTTTGAAGGCATGGAACTGCTGATATGGAACGTCATCCTCTCCTTTCTGTCTGCGATCATTCTCTGGGTGATCAAGACACATGCGGAAGAGGTGCAGCGTATTCAGATTCTCCTCAACCGTACGCGGGAGGAGATTGCCAAGGAGTACGTCACGAAGTCGGACGTGCACGACGATATGAACCGGGTGATCGCTCGGTTGGATCGTCTTGAGGGCAAGCTCGACGCTTACATGAAGGAGCAGCGAAGTGCCATCAGTTAGCGGAAAACAGCATCGTTTCATGGCAGCGGTGGCCAACAACCCATCGTTTGCCAAGAAGGCAGGCGTCTCTCAGTCCGTGGGAGAAGAGTTCATCAAGGCCGACAAAGGCCGTAAATTTCCTAACAAGGAGTCCGAAATGAAGGGCATGAAGAAAATGGCTATGGGCGGTGGCGTCATGCAAAAGAAAGGCATGACGACTGCCAAGATGGGCGCTGTGAAGACCGCTGCCCCAAGTCGTGATGGTGTTGCCGTCAAAGGTAAAACCAAGGGCACGATGATCAAAATGGCCGGTGGCGGCAAGATGGGTAAGTGCTGAAATGAAGCGCAAGTACGCCAAAGGCGGTGTTTACCGCGCCGAAATGGGGACGCCCCCCATGCCGGATGAGGGCAAGCCTAAAGACGTTGAAGAGGCGGAAGAACTTATTGCTTACCGCAAGCGGCCTGATTATTTTGGCTACGAAGACTACACGCCTTCTGGCCGTGCAGCTTTGGCTGCATACAACAAAGCCGCAGAAGGCGCAAAAGACATGAAGCCCGGCAAAAAGGCTCCGCCTTATAGCCCTTCAGCGGCAAAAAAAGCTCAAGCCGCGCAACGTGAAGCCGCTGCGGAAATTAAACGCGAGACTCGCGGTACGGTTCCTGAGGGTCGGTATGCCAAAGGCGGTTCCGCTTCCTCTCGCGCCGACGGCTGCGCTCAACGCGGCAAAACTCGCGGAAAGGTGTACTGAAATGATGGCGAGTCGTGGTATGGGGGCCATCATGCCCTCCAAGATGCCCAAGGCGAAGACCAAGGCTCGCCGTGACGACACCGACTTTGAGCAGTACGCCGAAGGCGGTGAGGCCAAGTCCAAGGTAAACGAGGCAGGTAACTACACCAAGCCGGGTATGCGTAAGGCGCTCTTTGAGAAGATTAAGGGGCAAGCAACTCAAGGTACTGCGGCAGGTCAGTGGAGCGCCCGCAAGGCGCAGCTTCTGGCTAAGCAATACAAAGCCAAGGGCGGCGGTTACCGTGACTAAGAAACCTCAGCAGTCTCTGAAGGACTGGACTGCCCAAAAGTGGAGGACGAAGAGTGGTAAACGATCTTCTGACACGGGTGAAAGGTATCTTCCAGAGGCTGCGATCAAAAGTCTTTCCCCCCAAGAATACGCCGCCTCAACCCGAGCAAAGCGAGCAGGCAAAGCCTCCGGTAAGCAATTCGTAGCGCAACCCAAAGCCATCGCCAAGAAAACCGCGAGATTTAGATGACTACGACTGGATCCACTTCGTTTGACCTCGACTTCACGGAAATTGCCGAGGAAGCGTGGGAGCGTGCCGGGCGCGAGATGCGTTCTGGCTACGACCTGCGTACTGCACGGCGTTCCATGAACTTGATGACTATCGAGTGGCAGAACCGTGGCATCAACATGTGGACCATCGAAGAGGGGTCGTTCCCTCTGACCCCCGGTCTCAACACCTATGCACTGCCGACTGACACCATCGACTTGATGGAGCACGTCATTCGTACAGGCGCAAACACCACCAACAATCAGGCCGACCTGACCATCACCCGGATCAGTGTTTCTACGTACGCCACGATCCCGAACAAACTACAGCAGGCTCGCCCCATTCAGGTTTGGATTCAACGGATGAGCGGGCAAGTTAGCCCTGCTAATGCCGTTCTGGTGGGCACCATCAATAGCTCCACCACAAATATCACGCTCAGCAATACGGCTGACCTTCCGGCGACTGGGTTCATTCGTCTGGATAACGAAGACATCTACTACGGGTACATCAACAGCGACAACTCGCTGGGCAATGTGTTCCGTGCACAGAACGGTACGCTCGCGGCGTCGCACTCCAATGCGACCCCGGTGTACAACCCGAACCTTCCCGCCATTACGGTCTGGCCGACGCCTGATGCTGGGCAGACTTACACGTTTGTGTATTGGCGGCTGCGTCGTATCCAAGACGCAGGGTCTGGGGTTTCTACCGCAGACATGAATTTTCGCTTCCTCCCTTGCCTGACCGCAGGGCTGGCGTACTACATTGCCATGAAGCAGCCGGATCTGGCCGACCGCCTCCCTATGCTGAAGCAGGTGTACGACGAGCAGTTTGATCTGGCCGCAGGTGAAGACCGCGAAAAAGCTGCGGTACGTTTTGTGCCACGGCAGATGTTCATTGGCGGGGGATATACCTAAATGGGTAATCGCTTCGCTTCTGGCAAGTACAGCATCGCCATGTGCGACCGCTGTGGCCAGCAGTTCAAACTCAAGACGCTCCGCAAGGAAGTTCTCAAGACCAAGATTTACAACCTCTTGGTTTGCGCTGAGTGCTGGGATCCAGACCATCCGCAGTTGCAACTGGGTATGTACCCGGTGGATGATCCGCAAGCCGTTCGCAATCCGCGCAGGGACAACACTTATGTATCCGCCGGTGTTAACGGGTTACAGCTTGATCCGGCAAGTTCGTTTGCCGGGGTGCCCACCGGCGGTTCCCGTGACATCCAGTGGGGGTGGAATCCTGTTGGCGGCGCACGGGCAGATGATGCAGGTTTGACTCCAAACTACTTGGTTGGAGTTACTTCTGTTGGTACAGTAACCATCCAAACGACGTAAGGAGTCGAAATGGACAAAAAGGACATTGCGCAGGACAAGAAGATGATTGCTGGCGCTGTGCACAAGCATGAAAAGGCTATGCACCCCGGTAAGCCCATGACAAAACTTGCCAAGGGTGGTAAGACCAATGCGCAGATGAAGGCGCTTGGTCGCGGTCTGGCAAAGGTTGCCAACCAGAAGAAGTCTTCGTTCACCTACAAGAAGGGTGGCTGATATGGCTAAGTTCAGCAAAAAGGTGATGGGCAAAGAGGTTGGCGACGCCAAGGTCTATGCCGAGCCGCACACCATGCAAGGTGGCAAAGTAGCGGTGGGTAACGGCTATTCCGCTGAACCCACCCGTGCTAACCGCGTGAACATGTCTGTGGGCAACATCGACCGGGACGGCTATGATCCGGCTCCTAAGACGACCGGTATCAAAATGCGCGGTACGGGTTGCGCAACTAAAGGCGTGATGTCTCGCGGTCCTATGGCTTGAGGTAGGTATGGACTACGCCGAGTTGAAGATCAATATTGCTGATGTCTGTGAAAACTCTTTCACAAACGAGCAGTATGCTCTGTTTACCAAACAGGCAGAGCAGCGCATCTACAACACGGTGCAGCTTGCCAATTTGCGCAAGAACGTTACCGGTACTCTGACGCTGGGCAACAAGTATCTTCAGTGCCCGTCTGACTTTTTGTCGGTGTACTCCTTGGCTATTGTCAAGCCCGACGGGGAGTACGTGTACTTGCTCAACAAGGATGTGAACTTCATCCGCGAGGCGTACCCTAACCCTAGCACTACTGGCGTGCCGAAGCACTACGCCATCTTTGGGCCTCGTTCTGATGACGTGAACGAGTTGACGTTTATCCTTGGCCCAACGCCCAATGCGGCGCTGACAGCGGAGTTGCACTATTACTACTACCCGGTGTCGATGGCTGACACGGTGCTGAACCCGACTGGTCGTACGTGGCTGGGCGATAACTTTGACTCTGTCTTGTTGAACGCAGCGTTGGTCGAAGCTATCCGCTTCATGAAGGGCGAACCTGATCTGGTTCAGTTCTACGAACGCATGTACGTGCAGTCGATTGCCTTGTTGAAGAACCTTGGTGACGGCAAGCAGCGCATGGATGCGTATAGGGACGGTCAAGTTCGGATTGAGGTCAGCTAATGTCCATAGTCCAGACTCAGACCACCTCCTTCAAGAAGGAGTTGTACCAGGGCATCCATGATCTGACGACGGACGTCCTGAAGATTGCTTTGTACAACGCTAACGCCGACTTGAACGAAGACACCACCGTTTACACGTCTCAGCATGAGATCACGGGGACTGGGTATGTGGCGGGTGGCAAGACGCTGACCGGCACGTCCATCAACAGTTCTGGGTTCACGGCGTTTGTGGACTTCGACAATGTGGAGTGGAATCCCGGCGCGTTTACAGCACGGTGCGCTCTAATCTACAACTCCAGTAAAGCCAACCGTTCCATCGCCGTGTTGGACTTCGGGTCAGACAAGACCTCGACAGCCACCTTCACCATCGTTATGCCGGTCAACGACGCCAACAGTGCCTTGATCCGGTCTTCCAACTAAGGAGCATCAAATGAGCATTGAAAAGGCCAAGGCCACTGACATCGTTGGCGGTGGGCTGATCGCCAACACCGGTTCGTCCGAGGTCGCGAAGGCTGCGGGCAAGTACACCGTTGAGTGCTACGACAAGGATGGCAATCTCAAGTGGGTTGCTGAGACTCCCAACCTCGTGGTCAACGAAGGTCTTCAGTACATGGCAGGTTCTGCCCTGACATCGACTTCTCAGATCACTACTTGGTATCTGGGCCTGTACGGCGCGGCATCTTCCAACAGCCCTGCTGCCGGGGACACGATGGCGTCGCACATCGGTTGGACTGAAGTGACCGCCTACACCGAAGCCAACCGCCCAACAGCAACCTTTGCCGCTGCCACGAACGCCAACCCTTCCGTGGTGACCAACACCGCAAGCAAGGCCGTGTTCAGCATCAACGGCACGACGGTTGTGGGCGGTGCGTTCTTGACCTCCAACAATACCAAGGGTGGCACGACCGGCACGCTGTTCTCGGCGGCTGATTTCCAAGCCCCTGGTGACCGCTCGGTGGTTTCTGGCGACATTCTGAATGTGACGTACACCTTCAGCCTGTCCGCTTAAAGGATGACCCGTGGCCGAAGGCGGATGGGGCTCTGGTACTTGGGGTCAGGCGGGGTGGGGCGCATCGGTTTATGACCGGAGCCTCACGGAAGCCGGGACAGGTGCCGACTCCATTCTTGGCGCACAAGCCTATGACCGTGCGGTAGCAGAGACTGCATCTGGCGCTGATCAAACCAGTGTCACGCAAGCATTTGCTGTTGCAGTCACAGAAACCTCCACGGGGGCGGATACCATTTCCGCCCTTGCGTCGCTCAACCCGGATATTGCTGAGAGTGCGGCAGGGGCAGACCAGACCTCTGCGCTCCAATCTCACGGAGTATCAATTGCGGAGACTGCTTCCGGTGCAGATAGCATTTCTGCGCTTGCTGAAGTTGGCGCGTCTGTAAGCGAAACGGCATCGGGCGCGGACCAGACTGCTTCTAATCCAGAGTACGGGGTCGCTGTAAACGAAACAGCATCTGGTCTAGATCAAATCTTCGCGCTATTCCGGCCCGAAGCGGCTGTCAGTGAAACGGCATCCGGTGCAGATACGACAGAGGCGGCATTTGCTTTCTACAGCGATGTGGCCGAAACGGCCTCTGGTGCGGACAGTGTTAGTGCAAGCCAAAACATCCAAGGTACAGTAACTGAAACTGCCGCCGGATCGGATCAGGTCAGCACCAACCACAATATCCAGAGCGCAGTTGCAGAAACCGCAGCGGGAGCAGAAACAGTCTCTGCCGAAGCCCAGTTCTTCTCAGCCATTCAAGAAATCGCCACGGCGGCGGACTCAATTACGGGTCGCCGACTCTGGGAACCTGTGGATGACATCCAGACTGCCAATTGGCAGAATATCAACAACGTGCAATCGTCCGGGTGGACGACCATTCCGACGACGTAGGAGCCTTAGATGCCCACCTCATATTCAACCCTTCTTGGTCTGGCGCTGCCGGTTACTGGAGAACTCTCCGGTACTTGGGGTGATGAAGTAAACAACTACATCACGCAATACCTCGACTCCGCAGTTGCTGGCACGCAGACCATCAGCGGAAGCCAAACGGCGGTAACCCTGAGCAGGACGACCAACGCGGCTCTGGCTCAAGCGGGTACGGGTGCAACAGGCTCTGCGCAGTACTCCATCATCAACTGCACCGGCAACCCCGCCAGTACTTTGACCGTGACGGTGCCGAGTACGAGCAAGGTCTATCTGGTGCTGAACAACACCTCGACCAATCAGTCGGTTGTTGTGAAGCCTTCCGCCGCTGCGGGGGTGACGGTATCTGCGGCTCGCGCTGCACTGATCGCCTGGAACGGCACTGACTTTGAGTTGGTGGGTACTGATGATGCTTCCCGACTAAACGGCGTCTTGGCCGCAGTCAACGGCGGTACTGGCCAGTCTTCCTACACCACGGGTGACACGCTCTTTGCGTCTTCTTCGACTGCGTTGTCTAAACTGGCTATCGGCGCTTCGGGTCGGTACTTGTCCAGCACCGGCACAGCCCCGCAGTGGTCTGCGCCTGCCGCGCTTACCAAAGTTGACGATACCAACGTCACGCTGACTCTGGGCGGCAGTCCTACCACGGCGCTGCTGAACGCCGCATCTATTACGGCAGGATGGACGGGCCAACTTTCAGTTTCTCGTGGCGGTACGGGCGCATCAACGCTGACGGGTTACGTGTACGGTAACGGCACGGGCGCGTTTACGGCTTCGACCTCCATTCCCAACTCGGCAACGACGGCCACGAGCGCGAACACGGCAAACACCATCGTTGCGCGTGATGCATCGGGCAACTTTAGCGCGGGCACCATCACGGCCACGCTAAGCGGCAACGCCACGAACGTAACGGGCACTGTAGCCATTGCCAACGGCGGTACCGGAACAACGACGCAACAAGCTGCGATAAACGCATTGGCCGGTGCAGTTACATCTGGCCAATATCTGCGTGGTAACGGTACTAACGTGGTCATGTCTGCCATCCAGGCGGCAGATATTCCGACGCTGAATCAAAACACCACGGGTACGGCATCGAACGTCACTGGAACTGTAGCAGTTGCCAACGGCGGAACGGGCGCTACCACCGCCCCCAACGCTCGCACCAATCTTGGCGCGACAACTGTTGGCGGCAATCTGTTCACGCTGACCAACCCAAGCGCAGTTACGTTCCCCCGCTTTAATGCCGACAACACCGTCAGCGCACTTGATGCTGCCACCTTCCGCACGGCTATCGGCGCGGGAACCGGGGATGTCACCGCAGCAGGCAACAACGCTTTCACAGGCGCAAACACTTTCTACAACGCCACTGGGCAGACGTTTGGCACGGCCACCTCGACGCAAGACGGCATCATCCTGGCGGGCCGTGCGGGTGGCACTTCAAGTTATCGGGTAACACTGGTCCCTGGTGCTTTGGGCGCGTCGCGCACGCTTACTCTGCCTAATATAAGTGGAACTGTAGCGGTATCAAATGCCTCGCAGACATTTACTTCGGCGCAGGCATTTGCAGGAAATGTTTACTTCACTAATGGTAGCGTAGTAAATAATGTCCCGGTTTCTGACTCAATTCTGATTGCAGGCCCGAGCACAGGGAGTTCTGGTCATACCGTTTCTTTGACGACAGGCGCGCTTAGTTCAAGCACCACTCTTACGCTGCCTAACGTAACAAGCACGTTAGCGGTGCTTGGCGCGGCTCAAACCTTTACCGCAACGCAGACCTTCAGCGGCTCGACTAGCACCCTTGGCGCAGTTCTGACTGATACGGCAGAAACCACAACGGTCAGCGCCACGGCAGCAACGGGCACGATTGCTTACGATGTTACTACCCAGTCTGTCCTGTATTACACCTCCAACGCTTCTGCGAACTGGACGGTGAACTTCCGGGGGTCAAGCGGCACCAGTCTGAACACGCTGCTGTCCACGGGTCAGTCGGTGACGGTGGCTTTCTTGGTCACCCAAGGATCAACCGCGTACTACAACAATTCCATTCAGATTGACGGCACGACCTCGGGCGTAACGGTTCGGTGGCTTGGCGGCGCTCCGACTGCGGGTAACGCAAGCGGCATCGACAGTTATCGTTATCTGATCATCAAGACCGGAAGTGCAACATATACCGTGTTGGCCTCTGTCACTCAATTCAAGGCGTAAGTCATGCCACTACAAGAAACATCAGGCACCGCAAGTTATGACGCCTTTGGGGGCGGCCCTGCGGTTGTCCCCAACTACATCGAGGACGTGTTCTCGACATGGCTCTATACCGGCAACGGCGCTACTCAGACCATCACCAACGGGATTGATCTGTCTATTAAAGGCGGATTGGTTTGGATTAAATCTCGCACAACAACGGACAGTAACTCTTGGGCAGATACGGCTCGCGGCGTTGGTCAACTGCTGTATTCTGATTCAACGCTTGGTCAGCAAAATGAAAGTCAGTCTGTTACTGCGTTTAATACGTCGGGCTTTTCTCTCGGCGGCACGGTTCAAACAAACCGATCTAACGCTTCATTTGCCTCATGGACATTCCGCAAGCAGCCGAAGTTCTTTGATGTGGTGACGGGAACAGGCCCGGGAACTTTTAATCACAATCTTGGCTCAGTGCCCGGATGCATTATTTTTAAAGTCACCAACGCTGTTGATAATTGGTCTGTCGCGCATCGTTCGCTAACCGGAGGTATTAACGGCGGATATTTGCTGCGTCTAAATACTACAGCGGCACAGCAAAATTTACTTAGTGATTTTGCCGCTACGTCCACGACGATCAACACGACAGCATTTGCTTCAGCAAGCAATACTTGGGTCGCCTACCTTTTCGCCCACGATGCAGGAGGTTTTGGCCTGACGGGTACGGACAATGTGATTTCGTGTGGGTCTTATACGGGGAATGGTTCTTCAACCGGCCCAACAATAACGCTCAATTACGAACCTCAGTTTGTTCTGATCAAAAGTTCATCTGTTGCCGGAACAAATTGGAACATTATTGACAATATGCGCGGATTTGATGTGGGCGGCAGTAACGATGCTGTTTTGCGTCCAAATTTGGCAGATGCCGAAGCAACAGGCACGCTGATAAGTCCAACAGCAACTGGATTTGAAATAAATACTGCGGGGAATAATTTTAATCAATCAGGTCAAACTTACATCTACATCGCCATTCGTCGCGGCCCGATGAAGACTCCGACGACGGGGACGAGTGTGTTTAGTCCAATTACGTCAAGCGCGGCGACTGGAACCAAACTCACCACCAATTTCCCGGTGGATATGCAGATCAACCGATTCTACACAGGCATCATGGGGGCTATAGCCGTTGATCGTCTGCGTGGTGTGAGCACAAATACCACGGAATACGGGTCGTATCTACGCACCACATCAACTGATGCAGAATCTTCGTCAACCGGCACAGAATCAAGATTTTTTGATAACACCGGTTTTCAAATGCCGTCAGGTGCTAGCGGCTCTAATTATATATTTTGGAACTTTGGTCGCGCCCCCGGTTTCTTTGATGTGGTTTGCTATACAGGGACGGGCGCCAACCGCACCGTGAATCATAATTTGGGCGTTGTGCCTGAGTTGATGATTATTAAAAACAGAACAAGCAATGGCTATGATTGGGCCATATATTCTGCAACCCTTGGCAATACTAAAATCCTTAGACTAAACCTACCTGATGCAGAAGCAACAAACGCTCTTTATTGGAATAATACAACGCCAACATCGTCTGTTTTTTCGCTCGGTATAAATGTCAACGTAAATCAATCAGCCGATAATTACGTTGCCTACCTTTTCGCATCCTGCCCCGGGGTAAGCAAGGTCGGCTCGTACACTGGCACGGGCGCGTTGCAGACCATCAATTGCGGGTTCACGGGCGGCGCAAGGTTTGTGCTTATTAAGCGTACAAACACCACCGGTGACTGGTGGTTATACGACAGTGCGCGAGGCATCAGCAGCGGAAACGATCCTTATTTGTGGTTGAACTTGGCTGACAGTCAGGACTCAAGCACAAACTACATTGATACCGACCCCACCGGGTTTAAGGTGACCGCAGCAGCGCCCGCAGGGTTAAATGCTAACGGCAGCAACTACATCTTCCTGGCCATCGCATAAGGAGCAATCATGGAAATCAGACTCAGGGCCACAGGCCAAGTGATGTTGGAGGATGAACTCCGGCGTTGGGCTAAGGACAACGGTGGCCCGTCATGGGATCGCACCACAGACGAAGTGCTTGAGGCTTTGGGTGCAGATGTGGTGTTTGAAGGCCCACAGGCTATGGGTGGCACGGTCTACCAGTATTCGATGCGTCAAGGCGTGGAACAGGCAGAAGATGGCAAGTGGTACACCAAGTACGTTCTTGGCCCGATCTTCACGGACACCGCCGAAGCCACTGCTGCCGAGCAAGAAGCTGCGTACAAAGCTCAGAAGGACGTAGAGCAAGCCAAGAGCATTCGTGAGCAGCGCAATCAAAAGCTCAAAGAAACCGATTGGACTCAGGTGGCTGACGCGCCGGTGGACAAGGCGGCTTGGGCGACCTATCGTCAGGAACTACGGGACATCACAACTCAAGCCGGGTTCCCGTGGGGCATCAACTGGCCTGATCAGCCTGCCTAATCATGGAAGAAACCAAACCCGCCGAGACGGCCAAGGAAGTTGCCGGTAAGTCCATCGGCAGGTTTGGCCTCTTCTACATCACCCTGATCGTGCTGATTGGGGTGGGTTCCTCTTACTTCCTGTCTGACTCAGCCATCACGGCGGTAATGACGATGATTGGTGGTGCCCTGGTCGCGCTCATCAACATGATGAACGGGATTGCCGGTACTGCTGAGAAGCAGGAAAAGCCTGAGTTCAAAGTTATCCAGACGCTGATCGACAAGTTGGATCGCCTAGACAAGCCTGAGCAGCCCATGCGTGTGACAGTGCAAGGGGATCGTGTCACGGTCAGCAAGGGCGACGATGTGGTCACAGCCACGAGGGAGTAAACATGTTTGAGATTCTTGGTGGTGGGCTACTGGGTAGCATCTTTGGCGGTCTGTTCCGGCTTGCCCCGGAAGTCCTGAAGTTCATGGACAAGGGCAACGAACGCAAGCATGAACTGGCGATGTTCACGCTCCAGACCGATCTGGAAAAGATGCGCGGTCAGTTCAAGATGGAAGAGAAGTACGTTGACTACAGCGTCAACCAACTCGACGCCATCAAGGAAGCATTTAAGGAGCAGGCCGAGACTGCCAAAGAAGCCGGGTGGTTCGTGGCGGCAATCTCTGCCCTAGTGCGGCCCGGTATCACCTGGGCGCTGTTCTTCATGTACGCCGCCGTCAAGGCTGCTGCCATCGTCATGGCGTTCCAGTCTGGCGGACACTGGACTGAGGTGATCACCCGCGTCTGGGATGCTGATGACTTCGCCATGCTCAACATGTGCTTGACGTTCTGGTTCGTGGGTAGAAGCATTGAGAAGTACCAGAAGTGACCACGGAAGCCATCCGCATTGCACGGGATGTCCTGTGCAAGCCCTTTGAGGGGTACGCTCGGCGCTTGCCAAACGGTGACTGCGCGGCTTACCCCGATCCTGGCACGGGCGGGCATCCTTGGACTATCGGGTGGGGTAGTACCGGCCCAGAGGTCACGCCGAGCACGGTATGGACTGAGGCTCAAGCCCAGGAATCCTTGGACAAGCACCTGCTGCACTTCTGTGCCGGGGTTCTGCGCCTATCCCCAATACTGCTTAAACAACCCGCTCGACGCCTTGCCGCGATAACCTCTTTCGCGTATAACTGCGGACTAGGAAACTACCGCATCTCCACGTTGAAAAAACGGGTTGATGCCCAGGATTGGGCGGGTGCGTGCGAGGAAATCGTCAAGTGGAACAAAGCCGCAGGCCGTGTGATGCGGGGGTTAACCCGTAGGCGCGAAGCAGAAGCGGCACTCCTGAGATAACCATGCCGCTGAAGAAACTCACTCTCAAGCCCGGTGTAAACAAAGAGAACACCCGCTATACCAACGAAAACGGTTGGTACGAGTGCGACAAGGTTCGCTTCCGCCAAGGCACGCCCGAGAAGATCGGCGGGTGGGTTCGCATCTCTGCCAATACCTTCCTTGGCGTCTGCCGTTCCTTGTGGAACTGGGTGACATTGAGCAATCTGAACTTGGTTGGCGTTGGCACCCATCTCAAGTTCTATATTGCTCGTGGTGGCGCATACTTTGACATCACGCCAATCCGTTCGACGGTTACCCTCAACAATCCGTTTGCGTTGACTGCATCAACCACGGTCACGGTCACTGATTTGGCTCATGGTTGCGTCACAGGGGACTTTGTGACCTTCAGTGGCGCTACGGATATTGGTGGCGTAGGCACCAATGTAACCGCCGCTGTTCTCAATCAAGAATTTCAGGTCACGGTCCTGACGCCTGACACCTACACCATTCAGATTTCCGTGGTCCCTAACGCTACAGCGATTGCGGGCTCCCCTGGTGGTGGCGCTGCGGTTGTTGCGGCCTACCAGTTAAACGTCGGGCCTGAGTTTGCTGTCCCACTTACCGGATGGGGCGCAGGAACTTGGGGTGCGGGCACCTGGGGTGTTGGCGGAACTTCTAGCACATCCATTCAGTTGTGGAGCCAGAAGAACTGGGGCGAGGACTTGGTGTTCGGACCTCGCGGTGGCGGTATGTACTACTGGGATGCCACGACCGGTGTGAACACCCGTGGGGTCGATCTCTCCACCTTGTCCGGGGCCAACGGCGTCCCGACCAAGCAGAACTTGGTCTTCGTGTCGGACATCAACCGGTTTGTCTTTGCTTTCGGATGCAACGAGATCGGATCGTCCGTCTTGGACCCCATGCTGATTCGGTGGTCGGATCAGGAGAGTGCAATCGACTGGACCCCTGCGGCAACCAACCAAGCGGGCAGTCTCCGTCTTTCTGATGGCTCAGAAATCATCGCCGCCATTCAGGCTCGTCAGGAAATCGTGGTCTTCACGGACTCTGCCGTTTACTCCTTGCAGTATCTCGGCGCACCAGAGGTCTGGGGTGCTCAGACGCTTGGCAGCAACATCTCCATCCTCAGCCCGAATGCGGTAGCAATTGGTTCTGGACGCATCTACTGGATGGGTGTGGACAAGTTCTACGTATATGACGGTCGCATACAGACACTTAAATGTGATCTGCGCCGTCACATCTTTGGGGACTTCAATCAGTCTCAGGCGGCGCAAGTCTTTGCCGGGACCAACGAGGGCTTCAACGAAATTTGGTGGTTCTACTGCTCGGCCAACTCAATGGAAATCGACAGGTACGTTGTCTACAACTACGCTGAAGAGATTTGGTACTACGGCACGATGGCCCGGACTGCGTGGCTTGACTCTGGCCTGCAAGACTACCCGATTGGGGCAACCTACCTGGGCAATCTTGTGCAACACGAAAACGGCGTAGATGACAACGCCACCGGGACTCCAACGGCCATCAATGCCTACATTGAGTCTGCCGAGTTTGACATCGAGGACGGCCAGAACTTTGGTTTCATCTGGCGCATGGTGCCGGACGTGACGTTTGTGGGGTCAACTGCAAACAACCCATCATTGACCATGACGCTGATCCCCATGAAGGGGTCGGGTTCCGGGTTCAACAATCCTCAGTCTCTGGGCGGATCGAGCAGTGCAGCGGTCACGCGCACGGCCACGGTGCCAATTGAGCAGTTCACCAACATCGTTTACATACGGGTTCGCGGGCGTCAGTTGATTATGAAAGCCGAATCCACTGATCTTGGCGTGACGTGGCAGTTGGGCTCACCCCGTATCGACGTTCGAATGGATGGCCGCAGATGAGTTTCATCATTGAAGATGCAACCGTCCCGCCGCCACCAAACCTACCACTGGCTCCGGGGGGCTACGACTCTCGGTATCAGGAGCAGTTCAACAACGTCCTGCGCCTGTACTTCAACCGTTTAACGGCACTGCTTGGACAGATCGTGACGACTCCATCACCTATCCCAGTCTCTATCGGCGGCACCAATGTGGACGCCTTTGGGCGGGTGCGGGTCAGTCAGCCCTACACGCTCTTCGACAGTCAGAACCGATACGCCGCAGACAATCAGTTTGACGTGTCCACGACCGGCACGGGCACAACTTCTTTCCTGTCCAACGAAGCGGCAGTGAAGATGGAAGTCACCGGGGCCGGTGTTGGTTCTGTGTTGCGGCAGTCCTATCGCTCCTTTCCGTATCAACCCGGCAAAGGTTTGTTAGTACTTGCAACCTTTGTGATGGACAGCAGCATGAGCCTGAACCTCACGCAGCGGGTGGGGTACTACAACGACAGCAACGGTGTGTTCTTCCAACGCATCGACGGCACCTACTCGTTTGTCCTGCGCTCTTCAACATCTGGCTCGCCCAGTGACGCCCGGACGGTCAATCAGGATGACTGGAACGGCGACAAGTTGGATGGGACCGGAGACTCCGGCTACACGCTCGATCCGTCCAAGGCTCAGATTCTGTGGATGGACTTTGAGTGGCTTGGGGTTGGATCGGTTCGATGCGGCTTCATCATCAACGGCCAATACATCGTCTGCCACACGTTTAACAATGCTAACGAGATTACTGGCGTTTACATGACAACGGCCATCCTGCCGGTGCGGTACGAGATCAAGACCGTGACCTCTGCGGTGGCGGCTTCAATGAAGGCCATCTGCTGCTCGGTCATCTCTGAGGGCGGGTTTGAGCAGACCTCGGTTGACCATGTGGCGCGGCGCACCACAGTCCTGGGGACTATCGGCTCGACATTCCTGCCCGTCGTTTCCATCCGGCTTGCGTCTACCCGGCTTGGCGCAGTTGTTCTCCCCAATCGGGTACAGGTTCTGCCGACGACCAATCAGAACTACGAGGTGGCGTTGATCAAGAACCCAACCCTGACTGGCGCATCATGGTCGGCAGTGCCCAGTGATTCCAACGTGGAGTTTGATGTGGCGGCTACAGCCACCACAGGTGGCACCATCGTGCAAACGGACTATGTGACAGCAACGGGCTCGGGCGGTGTTGGGAATACGAGCGCGGCTACGGGCTACAACTGGGACTTGCAGTTGGGCGCATCCATCGCGGGAGTCAGTGACATCTACACCATTGCCGTTAGAACCGTGTCTGGCGCAACCACAGGTGACGTGGTTGGATCGCTGTCCTTCTACGACCTGACTCAATAAGATCATGGCGCGTCTGCTTACAGAACAAGAGTTTGAAGACTCGTTTAATCAGGACGACCTGATAAACATCATTAGTGGTGGTACTACGCCAGCCCCCACTGCTGCCCCTTTTAACTTCCGCGACTACATGTATGCGGGAGGTGCTGACGACACGCTTGCCACTCAGCGAGGTCTTGAGTACGCCGCTCAACAAGGTTGGACCCCAGGACAGACGGTTAGTAACTGGAACCAAGCCCTTGGCACCAACTTTACGTTGGATGACTACTACCGCGTGACCGGCACGCAACCCCCTGCTGCCACCCTTGCACCGACTGCCGCCCCCGTTGTAACTGCCGCGCCATCCTTTAACAGCATGGTGCTGACTAACCTGTATCAGCAGGTACTTGGCCGTGCCCCTGATCAGGGCGGGTTTGATTTCTGGCTGAACGCCATGAATACGATGGGCTACACGCCCGAGATGGTGGCTTCAGAGTTCATGAAGTCGCCCGAGTATCAATCTCGCTTTGCCGTAACCGCCGCCCCGGCTGCTACAACTGCTCCCGTAGTCACCACCGCCCCCGTAGTCACCACCGCCCCCGTAGTCACCACCGCCCCCGCAATCACTGCTGCTCCTGAAACTACGATTGCTCCCGTAGTCACCGTTGCGCCCACTTCGCAAGGTGTTGATAACTGGGGCCAAGATTTGCGCCCATTCTTCTCCGACCCATACACAGGAGAATCAGGGTTCCGCGAGGAAAACTTTTCAGCCGTCCCTACTGGGTTTAACTGGCAAGAATACGTCCGCCTGAACCCTGATCTAGCGGCTGTCGGTATTGATACCGAGGTAGAAGCCAAGCGGCACTACGTTAATTACGGCGCTTTTGAGGGCCGACAAGGTGCTCCAATCCTGTCTTTGCAGGATGCAATTAACTTTGCGAAAACAAATGTCACTGGCGCAAATGCGTTTGCTGATATGGGGGACGCAGGATTTCAACCTGTCTCACAACAGATTGGCAAGTATTCAATCGTCCCTACGGGGGACGTGTATTCAGGGGTGCAGGGCTATAACATTTCTGGTGCTACCGGCAAGACAGAAGCAGCGTTACCGTTCGCTCCAACAGGAACACCGTTTGAGCAAACTCTACGGACAGATGCAAACGGAAAAATAATAGGCCAATCACTAAACCTCAAGACTGGGGGCGATAGTGGGTACATCGTAGATATTGATGCCAATGGCAATATCACCCGTATTGACAACTACGATGAATCCGAATCGTGGCGTAAACCTGCCGCACTGTTTGCGACGTTTATTGGCTCCACTATTGGCCTTCCCCAAATTGGTGCTGCGCTTGGGGCAACCGGGCAATATCTACCAAGTATTGTTGGCGGCGCGGTACTTGGTGGTGCAAACGCAGCAATCGCCGGGGCTAGTGGCTCAGACATCCTGAAAAGCGCAGCAATTGGTGGCCTTGGTGGTGGCCTCGGTGCGGGGATTGGCAGCAATCTTGGCCAGACCGCAAGTGGCGCAGTCGGTGGCGGCACTCTTGGAAATATAGCGTCTGGTGCTGTTCAGGCTGGAGTACAGGCACTCCCCCAGGCTATCGCCACGGGTGACTTCTCCAACGTATTCCAACAGGCCGCACTTGGCGGCGTGTCTTCAGCCGCAGGCACGGCTCTATCTTCTACCCTTTCTGAGTCTGGGTTTACACCCAAACAAATTCAGGGTGCATTTACTGTCGTCACGCAGTTGGCATCTGGCAATGTTGACCCTCGCACACTGGTCACCGCCCTTGGCGACTTAAGCGGCCATCCTGATGCAGACATCGCATCTCGGGCTGCTCGTCTTGGTATTGCCCTGAGCGGTGCAGATCTCTCCAAACCCGCGACGCTAAGTGCTGTAGTTAGTGAACTTACGGGACTCGGGAAGGCAATTGATAACAAGGGCATCAAGCGCCTACCCGGTACCGTTCAAGGCCCGCAGGTTAGGGTGACAGGCGAAGACCTACAGCCTGTTGGTCCTATAAACCAAGACGAACTGATTAACATCATCCGTGGCACTGAACTTCCCAGTGTTACTGGCGGCACGACCACGGGTACTACAGGCACTGGAGCCACAGGCGCTACAGGTCAGTTTGCAGTTGGTACACAACTGCCGACGGGCGCAACCATCCAAACCGACAACCAGTCGGTTGCGCTTAACCTAGTCAAAGACTTGGTGCCCGAGAACATGCGGACGCCGGGGTTCTTGAATTGGGCTGCAAGTTACGTGTGGGCGGGCGATCAAGACAAACTGCGTGACGCCGTTAGTTCGTGGATGGCGGGTAATGCCGCAGCCCCGGCCCCCAGTCTTGGCACTGGCCGTACTACTTCTGGTATCGCGCTTGACCCCGGCTTTAAGGTTGATCCTACTGGACAGTCTTGGGAGACTGGATACACCGCAAGTGGCATGCCCACTGCTTTGTCGCAGGTAGTCGGCGTTAGCGGTAAGAAGATTACCCCGCAAGAAGCGTATCAATACGATCTTGAAAACAACCCGCTAGTTGCGACTTGGGCGTTTGCAAATAAGCGTTTGCCTACGTTTGAAGAATGGCAGACAGCCATCGCAAACAAGGGGTTCGGCAACGATGTGTTGACTGAGATGACCAAGGGGGTGATTGGTCTGGGGTTGACGCTCCCCGGTGGCGCTGCCGACTTGATCACGGGTACACCTGGAGAAATCTCTGCCACCGCTGCATCTATTGTCAATACGCTAAACCAAAACCTGTCCTCCGCGACCAAAGAAACGCGGGATCAGATGGGGACGGCTATCTCTGAAGCCGCAAAAAACGGACAACTGGCTGCATTTGTAGAAACAGTTAGACAGTACGGGTTAAACCCCGATCAAGCTGCATTGCTGGTCGCTGGGCTCGGCCCTCAAGTGGGGGTTGGCGGACTTTCAATGATGGCCGCAAGGGCGGTGGGTCTTGGCTTGCCCGTGCAAACTGCGATAACTATCGCCACGACCAGTGGCATGCAAGGTATAAGCACGGCGGTTGATTACATCAATGAAGGTTACGCCCGAGGAGTTCCTACTGACCAACTAATGAACGAAGCCCGGACGGTGGCTCTGGGCTCTGCGGCGGCATCTGCGGGTATTCAGACTTTGTTCCCCGGCGCAGCCGTTGCGTTGGAACGGTCTATAGCCGGTGCGATGCCCGGTACTGCACTCACCACAAACCTAGTCAATCAGACAGGACAGTTCCTCTCTACCACAGCAAAAAATAACATTCGGACTGCGCTAGTACAGACTGGTGGTGTTGCGTCTAATGTTGCCGACGAAGTAGCGTCTGATGTCATCAGTAACCTAGTTGCTGGGAAACCTTGGAATGAAGGTATTGGACGCACTGCCGGTGAAACTCTTGTCGCTACTGGTGCCATACAAGGGCTAATCTCCGCTGCCAATAGACTGCCCGGCGTTGGTGATTCGATTGCGGATGCAGTTTCTTCGCTTCTCAGACAGTCCAACTACCAACCCGTTGAGTTCCTTGGCGCTTCCCGTCCGGGCGGTGACACTACCATCACGGGCACTGCGTACGACCCCACTCTCCTGCTTGGTGGCCCTGGAGGTGCAGCGGCACAAACCACCGCTGCGCAGGCTGCGGATCTTCTGACTGGTGCACTGACTCGGCTTGGCTACGACCCCAATGTGCAGGGCGCGGATCTTCAGTCCATGCTCGACCGTGCTTTTGGTCAAGCAACAACCGGGACGGAAACTACTACCGGCACTCGGGCACAGACTACCACTGCGCCGGACATGGCGAAGTTCTTTGAAGGGACTTCTCCTGAGATGGTGGCTTTCTTTGATGAAGGTAACCGTCCTGTCACTTATCGTGAGTTGGCAGAAGAGTTGGGCCTGCCCGACACCATCTTTGGTGGTGCTACACAGACTGGCGCAGTAACTCAAACCGGTACAGGCACTCAGACCGGCACAGGTACTCAAACCCAGACTCAAACCGGTACGCAAACGCGGGTTGATACAGGACTCGGCGGCACCACTATCGGCGGTGATGTAATCACTACTGGCACGGGCACTAGAGGGGGTACGGATACCCAAACCCAGACTCAAACCGGCACTCAGACCCAAACCGGTACTCAGACGGCGACGGCAACAGATACTTCTGATCTCAATAATCTTTTGTTGCGCGGTCTCTTTGGTAATTTGGTTGACGCCGAAGGTAATCTGATCACCACTGATGATCTGATCAATATTCTTTCGACCCCCGCGCCGACCACAACGCCTGCGCCGACTACCACCCCGGTCGTTACCACCACTCCTGCACCGACTACTACTCCGGCTGTAACGACTACTCCCAAGCCGACCACAACACCGCTAGTAACAATCATCGGTCAGGATGGCACAGTACTGTCTGATAAAGACTTGGGTATTGCGGTAACCCCTGCGCCGACCACCACTCCGGTTGTAACTACTACCCCGGCGCCGACTACAACGCCGCTAGTCACGATTATTGGACAAGACGGTACGGTGCTGTCTGATAAGGACTTGCTGCCCGCCACACCCGCACCTACAACCACACCCGCACCTACAACCACACCCAAGCTGACCACCACTCCGGCTGTGACCACTACTCCGGCTGTGACCACTACTCCGGCTGTGACCACCACTCCGGGCGTAACCACCACTCCGGCTGTGACCACCACTCCGGCTGTGACCACCACTCCGGCTGTGACCACCACTCCGGCTGTGACCACTACTCCGGCTGTGACCACTACTCCGGCTGTGACCACCACTCCGGCTGTGACCACCACTCCGGCTGTGACCACCACTCCGGCTGTGACCACTACTCCGGCTGTGACCACCACTCCGGCTGTGACCACCACTCCGGCTGTGACCACTACTCCGGCTGTGACCACCACTCCGGGCGTAACCACCACTCCGGCTGTGACCACCACTCCGGCTGTGACCACCACTCCGGCTGTGACCACCACTCCGGCTGTGACCACCACTCCGGCTGTGACCACCACTCCGGCTGTGACCACCACTCCGGCTGTGACTACGACCCCTGGAGTGACTACGACCCCTGGAGTGACTACGACCCCTGGAGTGACTACTACCCCTGGAGTGACTACGACCCCTGGAGTGACTACGACCCCTGGAGTGACTACTACCCCTGGAGTGACTACGACCCCTGGAGTGACTACGACCCCTGGAGTGACTACGACCCCTGGAGTGACTACGACC